TAATCGTTATCTTCAAATGATGGACTTCTACATCAACTTCAAACTTGATGAGGAGTTCGGTGAAACCATTGAGTCACCTATTCACGAAAACTTTTCTTATAGTTCTTTTAGTGAAGGTGAAAAGATGAGAATTGATCTAGCATTACTTTTTACATGGAGGGAAGTTGCTAGACTCAAAAATTCTGTAAACACCAACTTGCTGATTATGGATGAAGTATTTGATTCTTCACTCGATGGATTTGGAACCGAAGAATTTCTTAAGATTATTCGGTATGTAATTAAGGATGCTAATATCTTTGTAATCTCTCATAAGTCAGACTTGCATGACAAATTTGAAAGTGTCCTCAAGTTTGATAAAATCAAAGGATTCTCGTGTATGGTATCATGACTAAAATTAATTGGAGAGAAGAGTACAAAAAGTACACCAACGACCCAAGAGATCTTAAAAGATTGGATGAGGGTGCTAGAAGTCTGGCACAGTCATGGCACTTACAATCCATGTATAATAAGTGGAAACGTATTAAGGGAATTTCCGATGAACACCCCTAATTGGCAACATAACTCAGGTAAAAAGCAGAAACGAACTCTCAAACCACAAGCAATGAGGGCACGTAAAGAAGCACTCAGACAATTCAAGAATCGTCACACGAACCCGCACAAGAGGCGGGTTTCGTCGTATTATGAGTCCATACGAACGGAACATTATGGCAGTTTCACACGAGATCAAATCACAACTTGCTAAACTCCTGGCAACTGAAGATCTTGTTGTAGAGCACAAGAAAGTTGAAACTGCCTGCTTTAACGTTCATACTCGTGTGTTGACTCTTCCCATGTGGGAGAAAGCAGGTAATGAAGTTTATGATATGTTGGTCGCACATGAGGTGGGTCATGCACTGTATACACCCGACCGCAACTGGTTGAAAGAAACGAGAATTCCTCCACAGTTCGTAAACATTGTGGAGGATGTTCGTATTGAGAAGTTGATGAAACGTCGTTATCCTGGTCTTCCCAAGACCTTCTATGCTGGATACCAGGTTCTTGCCGAGGAAGATTTCTTTGGTGTTGAGTGTGATGATGTTACCAAGATGAACCTTGCAGATCGTGTGAATCTGTATTTCAAGATTGGTAACTTTATTGATGTTCCTTTTGGTGAAGACCTTGAGATGCCCATCCTTCGTATGATTGAGGGTTGTGAAGATTTTGATGATGTTCTTTTGGCAGCAAAGGCACTGTATACTTATTGCCAAAATCAACTGAATACTGACACAAAGACTGAAATGGATTCTCTGGAATCTCAGTCTGGCAGTCCAGATCCTTCACAAAATCAGCAAGGACTTGAGCAAGGAGATATTGATACCACCGACGATGGTGAATCTTTTACGGCAGAGTCTGGAGAAACCACTGAAATTGAAGAAGGAGGACCATGTGGTGGCACTAGCAACGATGTAGAAATCAAAACTGCAGAAGCACTGGAACAGGCAATCAAAGATCTTGCTTCTACGGACGGATATGAGAATGTCTATGTAGAATTGCCGAATCTTAATCTTAAGAAAATTATTGTTCCTAACTCCACAATTCACCAAGAGTGTCGTGAAATCTGGGATGACTATCAATACCAAGAAGCATTTGATGATGTTGATGCTGAGTTTGCAAAGTTTAAAAAATCAGCACAAAAGGAGGTGAACTACCTTGTCAAAGAATTCGAATGCCGTAAGTCTGCAGACTCTTATGCTCGTGCTACTACTAGTCGGACTGGAGTTCTCGATACATCTAAGTTACATACTTATCGACACAATGAAGATCTGTTCAAGAAAGTAACAACTCTTGCTGATGGTAAGAATCATGGACTAGTTTTTGTTCTTGACTGGTCAGGATCTATGCAGGATGTTTTGATCGATACTATCAAACAAATGTGCAATCTTGTTTGGTTTTGTAAGAAGGTTGGTATTCCTTTCGATGTTTATGCATTCACTAATGAATATCCTTTGTATACCTATAAAGAAGATGGTTCTAGGAATATAAAGGACCTTTCATATGAAAAGAGGGATGGTGTGTTTTACATCAATGAGTGGTTCTCTATGATGAATTTCCTGACCCATAAAGTCAGCACCAAAGAACTGGAAACCCAGATGAAGCATTTGTTCCGTCTGGCATATTATTTTGATCGTACTACTCGTTCTCATTACAATATTCCTCCCACTATGGGTCTTTCTGGCACACCCTTGAATGAGACTATGATTTCTCTGCATCAAATTCTTCCCAAGTTTAAGAAGGAAAATAAAGTTCAGAAAGTTCAGTGTGTTGTTCTGACTGATGGTGAGGGATATCCCCCCAAGTTTCATCGTGAGATCCAACGTCACTGGGAGCACGAACCTTTCATTGGCACGGGTTCTATTGGAAATAACTGTTTCCTTCGTAATCGCAAAACAGGTCACACTTATTCTATGGATGTTCATTGGAATAAGATGACTGATGTATTTTTGGAAGATCTGAAAACAACTTTCAAAGATGTAAACTTCATTGGCATTCGTGTTCTTGCCTCTCGTGATGTAGGGGCATTTATCAAAACTTACTGTGGATATCATGGAAAACTTCATGATAAAGTTATGAGGGATTGGAAGAAGCAAAAATCATTCTCTATCAAAACTTCTGGTTATCATTCTTACTTTGGACTCTCTGGCAATGTTCTTTCCAGTGACTCTGAGTTTGATGTTGATGATGGTGCCACTAAAACTCAAATCAAATCTGCCTTTGTTAAAAGTCTTCGCACCAAGAAAATGAACAAGAAAATTCTGAATGAGTTTATTGAACTTGTTGCCTAATAAATATTTTTATCTAATACTAATTAGTTCTAAAAAATGTCACTATTTGCAAAAATGATGGCAGGTGAATCTGCACCTGAACCATCTCTAGAAGAAACGAAAGTATCTCCAGTCTTTGAAGAAACTTCTGATGATTTGGAAGAAGTTGCTCTCGAAACAGATATCTCCATTAATGATATGAGTAAAGAAGAACTCGAAGCTTATGGTAGAACTGTTGGCATTGAACTTGATAGAAGACACTCTAGAAAGAAGTTAATTAAAGAACTAGAAAACTATCTTGCCGATTCTTGAACTGTCCACTAGGCACCAACTTAGTAAATTTTTTGTTGTATAATAACTTCAGTTGAAACAAACAAAACAAGATCATGTCTCTTTCTGCTGATTATATCCGCACTTCATTACAGGAACTTTATGGAGAGTCTGTAACTGGTGCTGATATTCGTGCTTGGTGTGCAATGAATGGATCTAATTATCAGACTGTATCTAATAAGTTGTCTAATTATAAAGTTGGTCGTGGTAAGTGGAACTTGACTATTCAAGAAGAACTTGAGAAAACTTATCAGGCACTTCCTGCAATGCCTACCGTTGAGCAAAATCTCATTCCTGATAAAGATGATACTTTCGTCAAGTTTGGTAACTTTAATGATCTTAAAAAAATTATTCAGTCCGATCTTTTCTATCCAACGTTCATTACGGGTCTTTCTGGTAACGGTAAAACGTTTTCGGTTGAACAGGCGTGTGCTCAGTTGAATCGGGAACTCATCCGTGTAAACATTACTATCGAAACAGATGAAGATGATCTTATTGGCGGTTTCCGCCTTATTAATGGCAACACCGTCTGGCACAATGGCCCGGTCATTGAGGCACTCGAAAGAGGTGCTATCTTGCTCCTTGACGAAATCGACCTTGCTTCTAACAAAATTCTCTGTCTCCAATCTATCCTTGAGGGGAAAGGAGTTTTCCTTAAAAAGATCGGACGACGAGTTGAGCCTGCAAGTGGATTCAACGTCATTGCCACAGCCAACACTAAGGGTAAGGGTTCAGACGACGGACGATTCATTGGAACTAATGTGCTCAATGAAGCCTTCCTCGAACGATTCCCTGTGACTTTCGAGCAGGCATATCCGACTCCTGCACAAGAGAAGAACATTCTGACGAAACTTTCTGAGGATATTGACTTCTGCACTCGTCTGGTTGATTGGGCAGATATCATTCGCAAAACTTTCTATGATGGAGGTATTGATGAAATCATCAGCACCCGTCGTTTGGTTCACATCATCCGTGCTTTCAGTATCTTCAAAGATAAGGCAAAGGCAATCCAAGTTTGCGTGAATCGTTTTGATGATGAAACCAAGCAAGCATTCTTGGAACTGTATGATAAAGTTGATGCAGATTTTGAGATGCCAATTGACGAGGAGGTATAATCCTGATATAATAAGTTATGACTAACTCTTGGTCCATGCTATACAATGAAATTTTAAAAATGGATGACCACATTAACTTGAACGCATCACATGGTAATATTGATATTATCAGCACAACAGCGACTCATTTTAAATATGATGAAGAAGAGATTGTAAAAGAACTTCTTGAATATATCAGAGGAACTTATAGACAACATTACTCTGCCGGATCTGATAGAATTCAGACACTGGATTTGATTGAAGCTTGCGGTGATGGTGAAGCATTCTGTAGATCTAACATTCTTAAGTATGCTTCACGATATGATAAGAAAGGCACGGCACGTCGTGACATATTGAAGATTCTCCACTATGCTGTTCTTCTGATGCATTTCAATGATAAGAATGCAAATCGTGAAACCTACCCTCAATAATAATGAAACTCAAAGAACAAACAATGAAACTGTCTG